ATTCCATTTGCAACATACCGCCTAAATCATTCATTAAATTTTCTGCATTATTCTGAAAGTCTTTTGGTAAAGAATCATTTTTACGTTGATCTATTAATTCAGACTGCTGTGTTGCTTGTATTTTTGTTCTTTCATCTTTTCTATCTTCAAGTTGATTGAACTTATTTGTATCTGCTTGAACCTTTAATTGTGCTAATTGCATATCATAATTAAACTGTTCCGCCATTAATTGTTTTTTAATTTGTCCTTCAGTTTGCAGTCTTTGCATTTCAAGTTGAGATTTAGCTTGCTCTATTTGTATTTGCGTCTGAGCTAAAGCTTCTTGTTTTTGCACTTCAAACATTGCTGCTTTTTCAGCATTTTGCGAATTAGCATCTGCTTGCGCTTGTATATTTGCTAATTGCTGTTGTTGTACTTGAGCTTGCTTCTTTTTTCTTTTTAACTTTAATAATTGATTTGCTAATTTAAGATTTTTTACTTGTCTTATATCTATTGCATCTTCTAAATCAATTCCTCCGTCTTGTAAAGAAACTTGTATATTTTGTTCTAACTGCGCTTTTTCTTCTTCGTCAGGTTCAATCTCTAAAAAAATACCAAAATCATGCAAGTTTAAATTTTCCATTTCTTTTAAAACCTCTACATTATAAGTTGATATGCTTTGTTTTAATGAATTTGCAGTTAAATGATTGTTTAAACAGTCAGCAATTCTTAAAGATATATTCTCACATATCCTTGTGGTTAAATATATACTTGCATCTTTTATATGACGAGTAGCCACATTAGAGGCGTTTGCTGCTATTTTTTGCAACCCTACCAAAGCGTTAGAATCTGGCTTGCTACCATCAACTGCTTCATTAAGGCCCGTAACGTCTCTAATCATCTGTAAGTAATATTGATAAGTCTGTATTAAACTTTGAATCTTACCTTGGCCACTAGATGTTGTTAATTCCTGAATAGGCACTTTACCTCTATTTATATCTCCATCCTGAGTCAAAGACCTACCTACAATACTACCAGTTTGGAAATACATATTTAATGCTTCTGCTGGATTGTATTTTGTCCCATTACCTAAATCAACCTCCATCAAACCATCAACATCTAAGAATACACCATCAGGCACTACTCTTGACATAACTTGCTGTAGTTTCAAATGAGTCAATTGAATCATATCTGCAAAAGAAATGCATTTAGTAACAATAGAATCAATCCTGCCTTTGTACATTCTAGGAGCGACTATATTATAATTCATTTTAACTCTTGCTGTATCAGCATATGGACGCGTCATATCATTTGACAGCTTCCATTCTAACATCATATTAGTGCCTATAATTTTTGCACCAGTATATAACACCTCTATTGTTCTTGATACTTTTTCAAAGTTATCATTTGGAGGCGGGTTAAAAGAATCGGTTTTTTGAATAACTTTTTCTAATCCATTCTCTCCTTGCTTTATTTTGAATACTTGATTCATATAAGTCTTATATTCAAAATATAACACTTGCACGGTATTTTCATCGTAATTACCCCATCCCTGAATATATTGTCTATTTCCAGGCATTTGTTGTATCTTTAAAAGTTCATCCTCTGATATATATGGGAATTCTTTTTTTAATTCTGGTATTGTCACCGCTTTAACTTCTCCAACATAATAAATATCTTCAAAGTTAGGATCTTCTGTATATGAATAAACTAAATAAGCGGGATCTACATAATCAACAACAATACCTTCCGATTTATTAAACGAGGTTTTACATGCTGCAATACCTATAGTTGTTAAATCATAATTTAATCTTTTTCTAGTAAGATCATATTTATTAGTTTTCAATACGGTATTAATTGCTTCTTCTTCTGCAATCTCAACAGATTGTTTATAAGACAACTGCATATGCAACTCTAATTCGTCTTGAGATGCTGGCAAATCATCCGCTGGTATATTTGATTCTGATATATTTGTACCTGTAGTTTGTAATACTTCTTGAATTAATGGTTGATTAACCATATCAAATTGCAAAGCTTCTGCGTAATCTATTTTCTTTTTAATTGATTCTGGATCTTGCGCAAAGGCTCTTACATCATAAGTTTTTTGAGAAATGCCATTAGCAACTATATCAACAAACTTTGATAGTATAGGTACAGGTGTCCAATCTAAATTCAAATAAGATAAATCACCATTAATTGATAACTCATCTTTATATTTTTGAACGGATTGTTCGCCTCTTGCGTAAAGTCTTAATCTATTAAAATTATTCCAATGTGTTAAATATCTATTACCGCTAGTCCTCCCCTGATTAAACCATTCTTGTTCTATAGCACGAGACACTTGTAATCCATATTCTTCAGAAGCCTTAGTAGCATCATCTACAACCTGACTAGGGAAAGCGCTATTTGGATTTGTGTATATATTCATTTACTTAATAATTTTTGATGTAGTTCCTTGATTGTTATATTTTTTAAACCCTAAAGGGACAGACACTATTTCTCTTTTTTCAGTTGGCATATATTTATTTCTATTACAAGCCATTATTGCTAACCCTGAACTAATAGAAGCATCATGATTAGTTCTTTTATTTATATCAAATCTTGCCCAATCTTCTAATGTATCTTGAAAGTACATTGTTCCATACCCCATTTCGTTTAAACCAACATGTTCCTCTATATAAGTTTCTATTGCCGCGGCATGCGCCTGCATTATATCTTGAGATGAGTTTGGCATTCCCCCTATTTCTCTTTCTGTTGCGGATAGTTTATTAAATATTCTATCTGGTCTATTCATTGAGAATCCTCTATAACCCCTTCTTTTAAAATGATATAATAACCTTGGTTTATTATTTTCTGCTAATATCGGCATACCATAAAATATACATGCCATAAGCACATCTTCAAAAAAGATCTCAGCCGTTTGAGGCCTTGATATATATTGTAAAAAGAATGTATTAGATGGAGCATCTTCCATTGAAAATTTAGTTAATCCGTGTAAAGCTCCTTTAGATCCTTTACCATCTGTTGTTCCCGATATGTCATAAGGGTCACAACCAAATGCGCCAATATGTTCATTACCAGGATATTTCATACTATTTTTTAATATTATATTATTTTGTAAATGATAAGGAGGAATCCATGATACTAAAAATCTACCATCTTTATTTGGATAAAATATTACTTTGGTATCTTGTATGCCACCTTCCCATTGGAAATTGCCTCTTGTTAATATATTTGAGTTTCTTAAATCATTATTATAATCAATTTGCTCATATATTTTTGTAAGGTTAAATAGAGATTGTTTTGTTTCGTCTCTAAAAGCATGTTGCTCTGTTCTTGGAAATTGTCTATAATATTCATTTAACGCATCAGAATCAGTTTTTAAACCGTCAACCTCGTTCTGCCAGTGTTCAATAACACCGTAATCTATTTCGTTTCCGTCAATTCCTTTGATTATTGTTTTTGGAGTGTCGAAGACAGGTAAGCCATAAGTATCAATGAATCCCTCGTACGACCATTCCATAGGTATGAACAAACTATATAATCCTGAGCTAGTCTGCCCATTGCGGTTTCTTTTCGTAACATCTGAAGCATAATATAATTTTTTAAAATTGTCTCCTCCTTTATCTAAAGCATTTGACGTTGAGCCCATCATGCACTTACCAATAATCCTGCTACCTAATCTTAAACAGGTTTTAGTAACCCTCCAGTTATTTAATATATTGTCAGGTCTTAACCATTTACCACTTTCATCATGAACTAGTAATTTAAGTTTTTCACCATCATAGGAGTTATCTCCTGTGTTCTTCCAATCTATTGTTGTGTCAAGTCCTTCAAGTTCTTCTGGATTTTCTTGGCTATCTAGTTTTCTTCTTGTAAACTTTGAAGCAGGCACTCTATAAGCAAGTTCTGTTTTCGGTCTATCCATACCATCTTGTATGGGTTTAAAGAAGAAGGGATAGTTAAGAGAGATTGGAACAACTTTATCTGTAAACATTGTTTTAGCGTCTGCTCCAGCTTTTGATAAGATTCCAAATCGTGAGTCACTTGATATAGTTGCTTGATTAACTAATTCAGCAGATGACATAAAAGAAAACCCGGAACGTCTATTCTTTAAATAGCACATTCCATAACATCTTGGATCTGCTTTGCAAGCTTCCCAAAATATAAAAAATAATCTATTTGATTCTCTAAAGTCTGGTGCACCAACATCAATCTTACTCCACTGTAAGTACATATAGTGCGTACCTGTTATATATGTAGGTATTCCGTTATTATAAAATGATAAACCTTCTTCTCTACGTTTAAATTCGTTATCAACATAATCATACCATCTTTCTTTAAAACTATCAGGGTATTTATTCCAATCAAATACACTCTTTATCTTTTCAAGTTCTTTTGGTATTTTTAATTGTTCCCAATATTGCTCTTCCTTCTTTGGTGCTCTTTTAAATGATTCGTCAATTAACGGTAAAGCAATCCTTAAGTTCTGTATCTCGTATATTTCTCCAATCTTACCTGTTTTGCTTATAATAATTACATCATGTTCTTTATTATAACCATATTTCCATTTATTATATCGGTTTTGTTGTTTGATTACCGATTGTTTAATATAGTCAGGTAATACTTTATAAAGTGTTTGTTCGTACATTATTTGGATCTCCCTTCCGCAAAACCTTTAAAAGTTTTTATTGTAGGATCTTTTTCTTCTTCTTCTAGCATACGGGTTTCATCCTGTATTCTACTTAAGATTTCAAAAGCGTCAAATATGGCTAACTTTTTTGTTGCTGCAGCATTCTTTAACTTATCTGCTGATAAATCATCATCACCATTATCTAAAATAGCTTCCTCTGCAACTTTAATTAATTCAAGAACTGCTTTGTGCCCAGCTTGGATTATATTCTGTTTCGTTTCCTTTATGTCCATATTTAATTACAATATCATTAGATTTCATACAATAAAGTCTTTGTCCATCAATAACAAAGTCAAATTCTCCATAAGGAGTATATCCAACAAGGTCTCCCTCGTTTATTTTAAGCGCTTCTAAGGAACTATTTCCGTATTTTAATATACCAATAAGCTTTTGCTCTTTATCTACGTTTAAATAGTCTTTATTTTTAATTGGCTTAACAAAGCATCTGTCTCCAAACGCTTTCCATTTACCTGTATTTTTATATAAATATATTTGATCTAAATTACAAAAATATAAATCATCTTTAAAATATGATCTACTATTTTTTTTATTACCTCTTATATCGTAAAACACCCTAAAAACATTATGATGTATTACAACTATATCTCCAACTTTAATATCAGTTGAATAAGCTAAAGGCAATGCAGCAACTTCAGCAAAGTTATTTACAGATTTAAAACTTTCAATTTTAGTATTGACTATTAATTCTTTATCTGCAATCTTAACTTTATTATTATATCTTTCTCCTACAGGTTTAACTATAAAGTCAAATACGCTTCTCATTAGTATTCTAGATCATATTCAACAGAGATAGCCATATTAGAATTAAATTTCTTCCACGGCATAACTTCGTCTTCTTTTTTAATATAAATATTATACGATGTATCTTTATCGTCAAATATAATATTACATATTGCATGTCCTCCATAAACGTTTTGTCCTACGGAATAATGCATCGCCTCGTTTTTATAGTCTGCGCCTATACTAATTTTTCTAATAACAGAACTCATTAGTCAACTTTTTCTAATACAACCTCTTCAGGTTTATTTATAGGAGTGTAAGAACCATCTTCAACATTAATATTAATATCTCCGTATTCTGCTTGTAATTCTGATTTGAATTCTTCTACTCTTTTATTTACTTCCGCAATTTGGTGTAAGAACCCATGCTTTTGAGATTCCAATAACCCTATATTAGATAATAGAGCATTCATCTCTTTTTGTTGATTAACAATAGTTTCTAATTGTTCTTTTGTAATTTTGTTTGTGTTTTCCATTTGATTTAATTATTTGTTATTATTTATTTTTATGCTGGGCAACTGAAATATGCCGGTCCGTATATATTAAATATTTCAGTCCCTGGATTTTCTGCTATTTCCCCTAATACAACTCTACCCGCTGCCGCTCCTCCATTATCAAAATCAACATAATCTCCATTTTGATATATAGAACTATCTACTAATTGAGTAGTTGAATCCGGATCTACTATGCCTCCACAAACAGCCTCTATTGCAAAATAAACGCCTTGCGGTTGATTAGATGCGCTTGCATTAGGCCAACCAATTCCAATACCCATTCTCATTAGTAAAGTGCAATAATGTCTGAACAAGTTGTGGCGTCGTCGCCTCCATCGGACGCAAATACGTAGTCAACTATAACGGGAAAAAATGTTCCGTCTGGTATATTCTTAAATGTTGTATATATTGTATCATTACTGTTAGGATCGTTTCCAACAACATTACAGACTAAAGTACCGCCTGTGCCAATATATAAAGCTGCTGAATTTAATTTTTGTCCAGTAGCAAAGTTATCCCCTATTGGCGTTACTTCGGCTGCTCTTGTTCCAAAATCTGGTTGATTACCATATTGTCCCATAATTTATTTTTTAAATATTCTATTATATATTGTTGATTTCTTCATAGGTATTTCTAATACAATATCACCTGGATAACTATAATCTTTACCCGGCTGCATTACTTTTGAATTACCTTTATTATCTATACCTAAAACGGGAAACTCCACATTTTTCATAGTGATTTCCCCGCTAGGTATTACATTATAAGGTCTATCTTTATCAGGGCTATTTTTTTTATAGCCTTTTGTAGATAGATTTTTCATTTTAACGTTTTCTCATTTGTGCAGGAGTGGTCTTTGTTTTCTTTGCCTTTATTGCTGCTAATTTTGCCTCTCTAGCTTTTGCCACCTCTGCTTTTGCGGCTGCAAGTTTGTCGGCTTTCGCTTGTTTGTTTGCTTCCATTGTTGCTCTTTCTCCTGCTTTCCTTGCATCAAGAGCGGCTTTACGATCGCTTTTTTGTTTTAAATCCGCATCTAACTTTGTTTCAATTTGATTTAACCAAGCTTGACGTTTTACTGGGTCTTTGCCAAAGGGGTTAGAATCTTGAGTAAGGCGATGATTATCCCATAATTTTTGCTCCTGGTCCGTCATTTGTTGGTAGAAAAATTCATTGTCTTCGCCTGTTGCGAATGGAGCCCCTTGTTTTACTACTTCTGGATTAGTATCTGCTGCTTGCTTTCTTTCGCCCGCTCCTTTAATATATGAATCAGCGGTTGTAACACCCCATGATCCCCAACTACCAAATCCAGATTTATTGTTGGTATTGGTTTTATGCCAATAATTATTATAACTTTGCTCCTTGGCCTTTGGGATTGTTGCAGACTTAGGTATTCCCGTAGTCTCAATTTTGTTAGGAAAATTAACAAGACCTTTTGGGGTTATATTATTTGTTCCCTCTTTACTTACAGTTGCTGTGGCAGTTTCGTTAAATCTACCCGCTCCCTTTTTTCCAAGAGAAGCTTTCCACGCTGCTATTTCAGCGGGGGTTTTAGCTGGAGTAATATTGCTAACTGTTGCTGTAAAATTTTTTGTTTCCCCAAGCTTAAGATTGCTTTTATCTGCAGCCCTTTTTGCTTCTGCTTCACGTGTAGCTTTTTCTTTTAAAGTTTCTCCAGTACCTGGGTTTGTTTGCAAAAAAGCTGGCGGTATTCCATTACCTGTTCGCATAAGGGGGGATCTTCCCGGTTTCATATTAAATGCCATTTTTTTTATTTTTTATTGTTATTTAACTTTTCTGTATATTGTTGTGCTTTGTCCATCACCTGTTGTAATACGTTTTAGGGTGTCAGCATCTATAAATGTATAAACATTTTCTGTTACCCAATTATTTGGAATAAATACTGTTTTAATAAAAATAGAATTACTATTAACTTTTAATGTAATAAGCTCAATTGGCATCCCAGATGTACTACTTATTTCTTGCGCTTGTAATTCACCATTAACATTTTTCCAAAAAAACAATTCTGATAATTCCTCATCGGGTTTCCAATAACCAATTAAATCATTGGTATTAATTTTTGTTTGCGAAAAAACATTTAAACTAAAAATTAGAATAACAAAGACTAAAAATACTTTTTTCATAATATATTAAATTAAAGTTATATATTATTATTATTACGCGTATTTATTGTTTTTTATAAGCCTCTTTTTCCCAAGGCAAATTTTTTGCTCCCTCTTTCATTTTAGAACGGGGATACTTTTTGCCTTTCCAGATAACATGGGAGTCCGTATAATCTAAGTCTCCACGTTTCATTTGATCTATATGTACTTTTTCGTGTGATATAGTCTTATTTTTTTTTAATTCTAAAGGAGATATATTTTTATTCACTAATATAGTTCCATTAGATTGCGCCATACCTAAAATATCACCATCCATATCAGTACTATATATAGGAGTATTATCCATGTTATATGGAAACCCTTTCATCTTAAAAGCCATATAAATAATAAATATTATTAAATTCCCTATAAAAGTATATCTATAGGGAATTTAAATTAATATTATGCTGCTGGGGCTATAGGAACAATAACAGGCAAATTAGCAATAGTAACCCCTGTTGGAATTGCTACAGGAGACAATAATGGTCCTTGAGCAAAAATAGCAGCATTTACAGCGGCAACAGTACTAGATGCGCCAGCAGCACTTGTTGTAAATGTGTAACTTATAGGCCCCGTATAAATAGCGAAAGTAGTTTCAGTAAGATAAGATACTGCTGTAATATCCGCTACATTAAAAAGAATTGGTTGTGTGCCACTAGCTGTAGTAGCAATTGAGATAAATTTGAACATTGTTTTTAGTTTTAGGTTTGGTTATTATTTATATTTTGGTAATCTTAATATTTGCCTTTTGCTCGTTGTGTAATTGGTCTTGGATCACAAGTTGGTTTAACGTTATTAAATATAATACCGTCTTTACCTGAGCTTGATCCTTTACCTTTTGGGAATGATGTGGTGTCAAATGGACCAGCCCATACTGCATTTGCCCCAACCCCAGATAATTTAGCTTCTCTATCGAGAACTGTCATTGGATGTTTTTTTGCGTTTAAATTCATAGTTAATAGTTGTTTATATCGTAAGGTGGAACAATAGGTGTTTTGACTTCAGTAGGTGGCGGAATAGGTGATACTCCAGGATTAGTTGCTAATGTACTTGTTGGATCATAAGGATTACTAACATCTCTTGTAAATGTATTTGGAACTTGAGTCCCAAACATACCTTGTATATTATTAATATTAGTAAAAGCTTTCGGATTTATAGGCGTTGGATTAAGTTGATTCATTGTTTCTTGTTTTATCTTTATTTACGTTTTCTATGGCGGTTATCATAAGGTTGTCCATATATGTTTTACCACTCATTATAATATTCCTATGACTTGTTGGTATGTCTTCTTTACCAAGCATTATACGGTACATTCTACTTATTAGTTGTTTACACTTAAATGAAACTTTATATATATTGTATTTTTGGGTTGTATGGTTTCTATTTCTCCAAACCACTATCCACCCTTCTTTTAATAAATTGTTCCAGCGTTTATTATCCCAACTGTAAGCATAAGTACCTATTTTATAATCTTGTTTGGTAAAGAACTCCATACAATCAAAATAAATTAGTAATTCTAAATCTGCGTCTGTTAAATCATTATTCCTACAAGCCCATCTACGTATTATCCTATAATGTTTTAATAAACCTATATCTCTAATATCTGAAGGTTCTAAACGGCTCATAATACAACTACAACATCGTCTAGTCTTATAACGTAGTAGGTTTCTTTTCCAGGTTCTATCTTATGGCCATTATGTCTATCATAAAATATACTATCGCCTTCTTTAACGCCTACTACTTCATCTCCAACACTAATAACTTTAGCTTCTATATATCTAATATCATCTCTGTGACTTTCAGCTAATAGAAGGCCTCCTTTTGTTTCTGTAGTACCTTCTTTTACTTTTTCTATAATTAATCTTTTACCAACTGCTTTCATTATGCGCGTAAATTATTAATTACACAATCAGTTGATAATATAGTTGTAGCTACAGATGCTGCATTTCTTAATGCGCTTTTAGTAACAAGCAATGGATCTATTATGCCAGCTTCAATCATATTAACAGTTTTACCTGTTACTACATTTAAACCGTATCCTACTTTTGATATTGTTTCTAAAGGCACATTATCCATACCTGCATTATCTAGTATTGTTCGGAATGGTGCTCTAATAGAATCTAACAATATTTCTTCGCCAAGTGAAAAGGTATCTATGTTATGAGAAGCATTTAATAAAGCAATTCCTCCCCCAGGTACAATACCTTCTTTAATCGCTGCCTTGGTTGCACAAATAGCATCTTCAATTCTATCTGCTTTTTCTTTTAACTCAATCTCTGAATTAGCGCCAACTTTAACCAACGCAATTCTGCCAGTTAATCTTGCTAATCTTTTTTCTAACTTTATTACTTTTACAGCAGTAGGATTTTCTAATAAAGATTTTTTAATATCATCTATAATCTCTAATACCTTTTCAGGTGTTTCGCTTATATGTAATATTGTTTCCTCTTGACTAGTGATACTCTTAACGCAAGTACCAAGTAATTCGGGTTGTATTAAATCTAAATCATCTCCAAGATCTTCATTAATTACAGTTGCTCCTGTAAGTAATGCCAGATCGTCAAATATTTCTTTTCTATTTACGCCAAATGTAGGTGCATCAATAACATTTATTTTTATATTACCTTTTAATTTGTTCATTGCTAATGTGGATAATGGAACTGCTTCCATATCTCCAATTATAAGTAATGATTTATTATTCTTTATAACATACTCTAATATTGATTGTATTTGTCTTATGTTATCTATTTGTGATTCAACTAACAATACTAGTGGGTTATCTAATTCTGCGGTTTTACTTTTTTGGTTAGTTACAAAATGCATGTTCTTTAACCCCATATCACATTGTATTCCTTCAACCAACTCTAAACTAGATTCAGAATCTGATGACGTTTCCATCATTACAACTCCCGTATTTCCAACAGATCTAAATGCGTCGCCAACTAACTTACCTAATTCGGGATCGTTATTTGTTGATATAGTAGCAATTTGATCTAACATATTGTCATCAACAGTTATACTTATCTTGTCTAGATAATCTAATACTTTAATTACCGCTGAATTTATACCTTCTTTTATTTTTCTTTCGTTTGGATTTTCAACGGCATAAGCATTCTTTAAAATAGCGTGGGCTAATACCGTTGCTGTTGTGGTTCCATCTCCTGCTTCTCTAACAGTCTTTCTTGCTGCTTCTTTTAGCAATGTAGCTCCCATATTTTCAACAGGATCTAATAAAATAATAGAATCAGCAACTGTTACTCCGTCCTTTGTAATTACAGGTCTACCTGTCGTATCTTCTAAAAGAACACATTTACCACTTGCTCCTAATGTAGAACTAACGGCCTTTGCTAGTTTCTCTATTCCAGCAAATACTTTATCACTAGCTTCTTTTCCAAAACTTAAATTTTTGACTATAGCGTCTGACATAATTTTATTTGATTAAATTGATATAACTTATATATCACCTGTTTTTATTTTTTTTTACCTATCCTTGTCCTCTAGATAGTTTCTTATAATTTTTAGATGCTTTTAAATTAGACGTTTTAGCTTTAGCGTGAATACCTGGTCTTGCAATATTTTTTACAACACGCTGAGTAGTCGTTGTTTGTTTCGCCATAATAAATATATAATTAGTATTAATAATATCCACCAAAACAAACTCCAATAATTTTGCTTTTTATCAATTATTTTTGTTTTGCCAATTTGATGTTCTTTTGTTTTTGTTTTAGACGTTGCTACGGAATCAATACGTTTGATATTAACTTCTTTTTTGTTATTTGTATATAATGTATTAGATTTATTTTTTTTAATCTTTAAAACAACATTTTTATAACTTTTGCCATCAACAATAATTGTTTTACTTGAATCAATTGGGGTTATAACAATCTCACTGCTATCGGTATCTATAATCACTTTTGTAGAATCCGTTTTATTTGTAGTGTCTATTTTTGTTACTACAACTTTTGTTTCCACGAGACTGTCTTTTTTTATATCGGTTTTAGCAACCAATACTTTTCTTGAAGAACAAGATATAAATACAATACTAACTAAAATAAATAATAATTTTTTCATTTTTTAATCTTTTACTTGAAAATGCATCCAGTCATAATTTTTTTCTCTACCCATGCTTTCAAAACCATGCTTGTAAAATATGTCAATCATTGGTTTATATTCTATACGAGCAAATCTTGCAGTCTTTGAAGTTTCTTTTAATAAGTTCCTGCTTGGGTTTAGGTCAATAGCACAACCCCAACTATGCACGCTTAATTTAGTTCCACCGCGCATTAAACGATAATTAAAACAACCGCCATAATCATCAATTTTTAAATCACTAATTGCGTCTTGCCCATAAAACTCTAATATGTCATTAAAAATTGCTAATAGTTTATCTGCGACTAATTTATGACAACTAATTTTAGTTACTTTTTTACCATCATAATACATGGGATATGGCAAAGTTATAGATATAATATATTCCTTACCATCTTTATTAGGGGTTCCATATTTATCTACTAGTTGTTGCTGAGTTATCATCTCTTTTTATTTTTTTCCATTAACCACCACCGTCTTGCTGTATATCCAACCGCCAATAATAGAGATAAAATCTTTAATCCTAATTCTACATTTGAGAAAGAGAAACTAATTAAAAAACCATTTACAACCAAAAGTCTTATGTCGTGAACGCTATTCATTATTATTGTTGTTTTTCATTTTAGAATATACCGTAACAGAATCTAATACTGTTTGGCTACTTAAATATGTTATTGCAATTAACGCCCAGTCTGATGACTCTAAGTCCGCAAACATCAATAAACCACTGGCTACTAAGAAAACAAATAATTTTCTACTTATCCATTTATTTATTAACGCGTCTAAATTTTTTCTACTCATTTTTTATTTTTATAATTCATTATTTATTGCGCCTTCGTAAAACTCTCTTGTTTCAAAATTGAAATATGGCTTTTCATATAAAACAAGTAATAGTTCGTCTATTGCCATTTCATCTTCTTGTAGTTCATATTCTACCGCGGTGCAATATAAAAACTCTCCTGTAAGTCCGTTTATTATTGATTTCATTAGTTTGTAATATTAAATAAATTAGGCGTAACACTATCAGCAATATTGCCAAGTTGTATTGTAAAAAACATATACAAAGTATTTGCAGTATTATAAGTGGTTGAACTTCCAGCTGTGTTAGCAACTGCAATATCCAAAGGCACTGCGCTGCTGAAATTGTATCCACTTAAATTTCCGCCTTGCAAAACAAAATTCCTATTCATAAGTCCATAGGCATTTGCGGCTATTAGATTAACTATAGCAATTTGCGTTGCTCCAACTAATGTATTTGTGGTATTAATTTTTATCCTCATAACAGCAGTAGCTAAAGTAGTTGGTTTTGTAACTCTATATAATACCTTCATTATATCACTACTATTAAAAGCACCCCCATTAATAGTTGCAGTTGCAATAATTGTTTCTGCTACTGTTCCCGTATGTGCAGTTGCAGAAGTTTGTATGAATTTATAAGGTATATAACTTAAAGTATTTTGTTTATTATTAAATGTACTCCAATCTGTTGAACTCAATGCCCCCCTATTTGTAGCGCTTGCAGTAGGTAAATTAAACGTATGAGTTGTTCCTACTGAAGATATATTAAAATCTGCCCCACTTTCGTTAGCAACTAATGTTTGTGCAGATCCTGTTAAACTATTAAGAGCAGTTATTCCTGTTCCTGCCATTATACCTGCCTGTTGTGTAACAGTAAATATTGCAGATGCAGTGGATGGTGGTGGACTACCTCCTGCAATGAATGGCATAGTTACTTGAGTACTTGTCGCACTCCATACCAACTCGTAATATTCTCCTGCAACAACATCTAATAAGTAATTCCAAGAAGGTAATACGTGCCCATTAATTCCACCATGTTTTGATACTACAGCGACAAATCCTGCTGATCCAACTACATCCACCCCATTTTTTCTAAGCCATATTGTTACATCGTGCTCTTGTGTATCACTATTTTCAAGTTGAACACTGAACTGCAAGTTATATATTCCTGTATTAGCAAATGTTATACGAGAATTACTAACAACTGTAACTCCATTGCTAAAATCTAAAGTTCTAAAATTAATTGGATAACCTGTATTAATTACTGCAACAGTTTGTGTTAATACATCTTGATACATTGCATAGTATCCTGTAGGAGTAGCAGCAGTATTAGTTCCCCATTTCAATCCTGTTGCAGTTGTACTATCTGCTATAAGAACTTGTGTATCAAGTCCTACAGGCAGCCTTGTATCAACTGTACTAAACGTATATAAATCTCCTTTAGTTGTAAGAGGAGTAGTAATATCATTTAAAGTCGCTAAAGTATAATCTCCAGTTATTTTATTAGGAAGTTGAAAAATAACATTGTTATTAATGACATTGTCGGCTTTTATATATGTGCTTTTTGCAGAGGAACTTATAAGTTTGTAAAATTTAATTCCATAATCATAATCAATAGATGTTGATTTACCACTACTACCATTAGCAACTGTAATTTGTCCTTGGGCTACAGAAGTAAACAATAAATCTCCAGTAAGCTGTTCCGTTCTTACGCCAAATACATCATTCGAATTTTTTATTACTCCATCATCATAATAAAAAGGTGTAGTCACAATATTTGAAACTCCAAAATCAACGTCCAAAGTTTCTTGCCACGTTGGAGTAGTTGGTATTGTAGGTTTGTTTAGTATCTGATTATTACCACTTGTTGCATTCCAATCAGCGGGTTGTTGAACTAATGGGTATCCTGAGCCAAGATTTGTCCAATACAATGTATTTGTTGGTAACAATGAATCATTACTAGCAATACATCTATATACATTCCCAAGATACCAAACTACATCGCCTACTACGTATTGATTACCTGTTGCAGTAATATGGTCTGTTGTAAACGGCAATGCTACAAGCATTGGTGTAGGTATTTGAGATGATATATAGTTTATCAGGTCTGTTTGATCCTCTATATCACCAGTTATAGTTCCCCATTCTGTAGGAGATGTTTCTGCACTTAAAACAAATGATATTAAATCATAATATTGTTTATCTATAATAGTTCCATTACCGCCAATGAATTCTAAATCTAATTCATAAAATGCCGATGTACCTATTTGTGTATACCCTGTTATTTTATAATGACCGAAAAAGTTTGGTTGATTTTGCTCAGATAATAATACTTGACTATTATTTAAATAGTTTAAGAATATAGTTATATTTGCGGTAGAAGCATCGACAGCAGAAACAATCAATTTAGTTATTGCTGAAAATGCGGTATTGTTACCTCCTCCGCCGTCAAACGCAATGGTTTTAGCTATATTAGGTACAGTAACAAACTGAAATGACATTTGTCCCCCAATAGAGACCTTCGAGTTTATATTTAAATAATCCGCAACACCTTGAGCAGTATAGTTTACAGTTCTATTATTATAGGCTTTTGTACCTACAAATAAGTCTGCATCTTCAATAGGTATGCCGCTTGGATATGAATTAGATATTGGCATTTATTTATTATTAATTATATATTCTAACTTCAATAATAACATTTCCAAATGGCGTTCCTGTTTGACCTCCTGCCATATCAAAAATATTCAGTGTCATTTTATCATTAGGATTTTCTCCAAATACTCCACCTTGTGATAGCAGAGTTACAAATACTTGACCGCTATTTGATAAATTTTGACTTAAAAAACATATTTTATTTACATCAACTCCTGTAAAAACTCCGGTTTTTGTAAAAACAACTTTTCCGTTACTTGGGTTAGTTACCACAACAGAGGAAAACCCTATTTCATCTATAAAAACATTATTTACTGAATTATAATCAACACTAGCTATATAAGAGGAGTAAGAAGTAACTGGTATATCATTAACTGTAGCCACATCAACACCGTTGATTTGCATTTGTACAGTTGTATTTGCCCCCTCGTTCGTAACCCCTTGAAGTGTAGGAATAACCGCTTCTTCAATTGCCAAAGTAACTATGTCGTTTATACTAAAATTTTTTACAGCGGGATCTTTCATCTCTTCATACTGTATCCCTAGTACTGTGTCCGTTAATTTAGGTGTACCCAAAGGGTAACTATATGATATTGCCATTATTTATTATTTAAAAGTTCTTACTATAACCTATGTTAGCTGTTAAATTAGGTTTGCTTTTGTCCGCTCCGGATATTCCTACACCGGCATGAAATCCTCCTTTATTAAAGCCAATACCAGCATTATATGACTTACCCATAGGAGAGATATTAGCTCCAGCATTTGCACTTAAGTTTCCAGAAGTGGCACTTAGTGAGGGAGAAATCATTTTTTGTTCTTGGTCTATATTTAAATCCGCACTAAAACTTTTTTCTTTTTTTTCTTGATGAAAAGGCGAGTTATAGTTTCTACCCGAACAATGCTTTAATATTGATGGTTTCATAATTATTTCTTTTTAGTTTTAGTTTTTATTTTTTTTGCTTCCGTGAGCATTGCTTTGGTTGGCTTTTTACCACTCCCTTTATTTTCTCTAATATTATCCCAAAGTCCCCTACGGGATTTTGTGCCATCTTTTCTTTTTAACAATTCCATTTGTCTAATGCTAATTTTTTTCTTGTTGGCTCTCCGTTAGGTTTCTTCATAGGGCCTGGCATACCAGACATTCTAGCACAAAATGATTTTCTACGCTTTGCATCTTTACTGCCAGCCTTTAATTCCGATGGTTTTTTTGTTACTGCGGTTTGTAGTTTACTACCAGGGTTAGCCGCTCTATAACTTGCAACGCCTTTTGCATTCAACCCTCCTTTAGGATCTTTACCTTCTTTACGTGTCCAAGCAGCGGTTTTCTTTAACGGGCTATGATTGCAACCACAATTACTTTCCCCAATAGTATAACCATTGTTTTTACTTGTGCCTAGTCCTTGTGGGCCTATACCTTTCATGTTCATATTACTTTATTTTATATTTCTTACCACTTTCCTTTTTAGTACCCTCTCCCTCATTGCCACGATTCTGCTTCACACTTTCAAACCTGCCATCTTCGTGATCATAGTCTTTCCCTTTGTTGCCTGGGTGTTTACGATGCATCCTCTGTGAGTGTGCTTTCTTTGTTCTTCTATCGTCGGTTTTTGCATACGCAAGATCCCTAGCCGCTTTATCTTTAGCAGCCTTAGGCGATAACTTTTGTTTTAACAAAGGAGATTGTGATTTAAGAGTAAATGGCATTACTTAACGCTTTTTCTTCATACCGGCCTTCTTCAGCTGCATTGTTGGCGCTTTAACGGAAGTTTCAGTAGATGAATTAACAGGCTTAGGAGCTGGTGTTGTTGATTTTACCGAAGTTTCTGTTTCTGATGCAGGTTTGCCTGTCGGATTAGATTTAGGAGCAACTTCCTTAGTTGAGGTTTCC